TGCCTTTGCAGTTCTTTCTTGAACTTAGGCGAATAGGTTTTTATTGCGTTTGCATATAGTTTCCTATAATCTTGCCAAATCATTATGCATCTAATTTTTCAAGTAACTTACCAGCTGCATTAAATACATCTGTTTGACCTTGTTGACCTGCTCTTTGTCTAATCGCAATAAGTCCAGCTCTATCAACGTTTACAAAATCACTTGTGTAAATGTAGTGCCAATGTTCTTTAGTATCCATATCTGCGTTTGCATCAATGCCTAAAAACCACTTGCCATAAGCAGCCATTCCGTTTTCCTCAATGTATGCGTTTTCTTCTGCTGCGCTTGGTCTATTCCAAGTTCTTGAAGTAATTACTTTGCCTTGACTAATCAATGAAGCAGCTTGTGTAATACCACTACGATTGATGCCTGTTGTTTTCTTGATTTCGCTTATTAACTCATTAGCTAACTCTGCGAATTTTTGTGCGTAATTCATATTTATTTATTTGGATTGTATGCCCAATTCTTTAAGGAAATATCCCTTTTAGATGGACACTCTTTGTTTACAGGTTTGCCTTGCTCCATATTTTTCATTCTACTAACAAAGCTAATCGTTCTATTTGCCGACTTAACTTCATTTGCACCCCAATCCGCTTTTTTCTTGCTCAATAGATTTAAGTTCCTATTTACTGGACTCCTATCTAATGACGCTAAACGTGAGCATTTAGTTTCACTCCAAGCCTTTAATTCGCTATAAGACATATTCACAGTATCGTGATACTTTGCGTAAACTTCATCAACCATTTCGTTGAGGTCAGCTTTAAGGTCAACCTTTAAATCAAATAACTTATCTATAATCTCTTGGCTATTCATTTGGTAGCGTTAATGGTTGAAATTCATCTGGACTTTGTAAACTTGAAGGGATGTATAATTTTTCCATTTCAGTTTGGTCAATGTAAGGTGGAATCTCTAATCCCATAATATCCATCTTTTGCTTTGGCGCAATCCACCAAGCCTTATCCAACCATTCAACTTGCTCCGCTTTGTTAGCTTCTAATTCACCATAAACAGTTGGGTCAAAGTCAACATAAATATCAGTACCACGATATCCCCAATCCGAATGTAATTTTCTATTTAAGTTATCTCTAATACCTACTAACAAAGGAATCGCACAACGAACTGTCAATGCTTTCTCACCTTCTCTTTGGTTGTTGTAAGTCTTATTGTCAGCATCGTTTAATAATTGAGATGGTACTCCGTAAATATTACAAAGTGCTTTCATATCCCACTTTTCACTTTCAATAATATCTAATTCAACAGGACTTAAACCGATTTGTTTCCAATCAACTTTATAACCACTTACCGCAATTGAATTAAAGTTAGCAGAGCCACCTTTTTCACTTACTGCTCTCTTAAGTGCTTGTGCTTGTTGTGTTCCACTAATAGGGTCAAAGCGTTCATCATTCATAAAAAGAACTCCAGCTGGACCACCATTCTGGAAAGAAGCAACCGCCGCAGTTTTGGCTTCGTTTGAACGAGTCAAGTTTCTCGCAGCAGCCATCAATGGTGATTGACCATATAGTTGATTGCCAGTTGTATTCCATTGTAAGTTTATGTATTTATCTTGTAATATCTCTTGCTTAGTAAAGTTCCAAAGTGGACCATAATTTAATTGGTAACCGCTAATAGTTGGAGGGAAGTTTTGAATGTCCGCTAACACGTACATATATTGAGAAGGAAGCACGTACATTTCATACGGCTTACCATTATTGTTACCACCTTCAATCATCTTTGCGTAAACAAAAGAGTTACCTGTTACTAATTTAAAAGTACACCAAGCCTCAACAAAATCGCCAAATGTATCTTCTTCATTAGGGTATTTTAATAACTCGTTTAATCGTGCATCTTTTGTATATATTTCAAATGCTTTCTTATGTAGCTTTTCAACATCCTTCCAGTTCTCAATCTTATCTGGTTGGCTCATTAACGCTTTGTATTTCTTTGCAGAAGTTTCATCCACTACTTTGTAAACGTGGAATGGAGCAAGTTTTGCTTTATCCGCAATTAATTTTACGATTGAATAAACTATGTCATTTGCTGAATAACCATCATTTACGAAACTAATGTTATCGCCACCTTGCCAAGTTATTATCCCTTGTTGTATTGCAACTTGTCCGTTAAAAGGAATTTGTGGTAGTACAGTAGATAGTTTTTGTCTTTTACCAAAAAAGTCAAGTAATCCCATTATATATGAATTTTAACAAAGTTAGACAATTTATCCTAAAATACCGACACCTCAAATTTTAGCTTGGTTAAATGCGTAAACACGGCATACCTACAAGCATCCATCAAGTCATCATTTGCCTTTACAGGTTCTTCTATTACGTTATCGTTTTTATCCTTTTTCCATTTGTAAGACATAAACTCCCTTCTTAAGTTTTTGCTATTGTAGTGCAAGTTTATTGGATAAGATTTCATTTTAACTATTCCTGCCCATACATCCTTTTGTGCTGGTTTAATATTAAATCCTTGTCGGTAAAGTTCCTCAATAGATTTAGGCTCGGCTGCATCCGCATAGATTGTTGCTCGTTCTGGTAGCTTTTCCTTAATCAATCTTGATAGGTCGCTTAAAGTCAATCCGCTTTGATAAACTATTTCCTCAAAGTAGTTTTGTCCTTCATAGTGCGTAACCTTAACTAAAGCAGCTGGGTGAACGTAACCAAAGTCCAATCCATAGAATACATCCCCATCTGGTGCTTGGTCATATTGTTTCCATTGAGTATAAATAATTTCCTTTGCAGAACCTCGTTCCCCTAATCCGTAAACTTTCCACATAAAGTCATCTGGTAAGTCCTTGTATTGCTCAATGTTTCTTATTTGGCTATCGCTTAGATTTGAGATGTTATTTAGGTAGGTTGAATGGATGCGCTTATTCTTTGGGTTATCAGCTACTTCATACACCCAAGAAATAAAGTCTGCTGGATTCCAATCTAAGAATGATTGTCCAGTAGTACGAATTAAAAGCTGGTCAAACAAAGCCTTGCTAATTAGGTTTGCCTCGTTTACGAATAATATATCCCTTGCTGGTCCTTTTGCTTTGTCTGGGTCTTCTAAGCCAAATAACTCTATGTACGAGCCGTTCTTAAACGTATAAATAAAATCAGTATATCTAAAATCCTTTTCATCCCAGATGTTCCATTGTTCAAGTATGTTTTTAAAATCCCTATAAACTCCACGCTTGATATGTGGTAAGGAATGAGATACGCACGAAATTCTTGTATTAGGCTTGGTTAAAGCAATGTGAATTAATAATTGAACAACCGAATAGCTTTTGCTTGACCTTGACCCACCTTCATTGCATATTATCGGATAACCTTCCTCGTAAGCCTTTTTATTGGCATAGAATACAGGTGTAGCCTTAATCTTTAATTGGTTGACAATCTGCATCTGGTTCTATTGTGATTTGCACATTACCCTTTATGTCAGCGGTGATGTCGGTTGTTTGTTTTGGTCTGCCCTCTAATCGGTCTAATAGTATTTCATAAGCCTTTAAATCGCCTTTCCTCGCCTTTGCAATAATCTGCATATCTAATTGCTCGGCTATGCTAAACTCCTCATCTTCGCCTGTAACTGGATTTCGCACCTTAGTAACCAACTCCAATAAACGCAAAAGCCTTGTCTTGCTATTAGGAACACCTTTAGGTCTGCCGTTCGGGTTTGCGACTTGCCCTTTCTTAAATGGGGTTAAATTCTGTTCATTTGCCATAATTTCACATTTGTTTCACTATTTTACAAAGCTACTCCGTTCTTTTTGATAATCAAGGTAGGGTCAAGTTTTTTCATTCTGTCTACAATTACTTGACAGTATTTTTCGCTCATTTCCATTCCATAGCATACCCTTTTCATTTGATGTGATGCTATCATTGTTGTACCGGAACCGCAAAAAGGCTCAAATATTAAATGGTCTAATTCAGTAAAAGCCTCAACTAATTGCCCATATAGTTTAACAGGCTTAGGACAAGAATGGAACTCTCTTAATGATTTGCCGTGTAATTCTTCTTTTTCTATCATCAATTCAATCACATCATTATCTAATTTTTTCTTAGGTGGGTCAAGAATTAATATTGGTTCCCAAGTTGATGCACCTCCAACTCCATTTCCAGCTTGAGCAAATTTCTTAAACCAAACTGCTACTTTAGTATCTCCGAATCTTGATATATCTCTGGCTAAATTCATTAGTCCAGGTGTCCAGACCTTCCCGCATTGATGTAAAGCAAATACATCAGCAACTAATTGAGCATTAACATCACTATCGTTGTCTTTATGTTTATCATATTCATAACCTATTCCATAAGGAGGGTCGGTTAAAACTAAATCAGCTTTCCTTCCGTTCATTAATTTATCAATATGCTCTGGATTTGTGCTATCCCCACAAAGTAATCTATGTTCCCCTATCTCAATAATATCTCCATAAACAAATTCAGAATCTATTTCATTTGGAACCTTAAATTCATCATCTTTAGCCTCTAATTCTTCTACAATAAAGTTTGGTATATCTAATCCCCATTCTGTAAGTAATTGCTCATCCCAATTGTTAGCTAAGTCATCCCAATCCCATTCGCCATATCCTACATTGTCTTTAACGATAAATTCCTTCTTTTGTTCTTCGGTTAATTCTTTAGCTTGTTTTACAGGAACATCCTTAAGTCCAGCTTCAATACAAGCCTTTAGCCTCATATTACCACCTAAAACAATATTGTTCTCATCTATTACTATTGGTCTAAGTTCAAGCATTTGTGGGAAGTCTTGGATTGACTTAACCAGCTTTTTAAACTTGTCATCCTTAATGATTCTTGGATTGTTGGGATTAGGTTTGATTTCGTTGATGTTCATTATCGGTTTTTTGTTGGTGTTCGTATTGATATTATGCTATCTACTTTTTTTTCTAAATTGTCATATCCTACCCATTTGCCACATTTAGTACATTCAAATTGGGTTTCTTTTATCTTACCAAACCACACGTATCCTTCAGTTATTGTACCACATTTACACGTGTAAAGTTTCTTGCCGTATGTGTCTTTCATTATCTGCCTTGTTTATTGTAAGGTTTAACTGGCTTATCCTTTGGACCAGATGTCTTTTTGTACTTACCACACTTTCTTTTGCCAAAGCTGACTTTGTTATTGCTGCTTACTTTCGCCATATTTATTTATTAAATCTGCCATAAAATCAAATCTTTGTTCTTGTGTTTCGCCAAATACATAATGCGTAGTTCCATCAATGTCAAAAACATAGCAAGGATAACCTGCTATTTCTTGCTCTTTGCACGTTTCAAATATGTTACTTGTATTTGTCAATTAAATCGTTTAATTCAGTTCTTGTCCATTTCTTTAGCCTATTATTAACCGCTTCAAACTCTAACTCCTTAACCGCTTTTTCCCCAATCCTTTCTACAAGTCCTATTCGGTACATTGCTTGATTTCCGTGCTTAAACATATTGCATCCAGCACATTGTAAATGGATATTCCATTCGTTAAACCTTAAAGCCGAATACCCTTTAACTGTAAAGTAATGTCCAGCTTGATTACCATTGTAGCTTCCGCAACTAATACAAGGCAATCCTTCATCTCGTTTCCTTATGTACGCATTAACTACCTTTTGGGTCTTTTCTAACAACTTGGGTAAAGGTATTAACGGCATAAAGCAAAATTAGGGTTACTTTTTCAATCTAACAACACATAATCTTTCGTTATGCTTGTAGCGTTTTTTGTTAATTGGGTTCATATAGGTCATAATCGTTTTATAGTCAGTACCTAAAAACCTAATCGCCTTTGCTATTGACCTAAACCATATTTCCTCTTTTGTATCTAAATAAATTAATTTAACCTCAATGTTGTTGTCTATTCCTGTCATCTCAATAATCGTTTTAATTCAAAGTATAAATGTGCAGTTAAATAAATGCAACACGCTAAAGGAACACTGATAAGCGTAAACTTTAGCAATTCGTAAATAAATGTTAATTGTTTCATAATTGGTTTTGTAAAAATAGGTACAAAGTATATCTCTTGCACTCGTTTTTGATAAATATTTCGTTATTTAATTTCTCTAAGTCTTTTGGTGTTTTAGCCGTTACCTTGTAATGTGCTATTATCTTTTTCTTTATTTGGTCAGCCTTCTCTGGACTTAGATTTTCCTTGTTTAGTTCCTTCCGTTTCCATAATACATCAAAAGCCATTGTATTTAGCAACTCCCAGCCTCTTTTAGCCGACTTATTCCAGTTTTCGTACAATGCCTCAATAATTTCATCATCGTTAATTTTAGGTACTTCTACTGGTTGCGGTTCTACATAGGTCTTTTGTCTTACTTGCAAAGCTATCGGCTTATAAGCTGCCATCACATCCCCAAAGAATTTAGGGGTAAACATAATAGCTTTGTCAACTGATAATTTCCCCATTGCGTAAAGTTCAAAAGCTACTCCAAGTTCCTTTAGTTTAAAGTTTCCATAATTCTTTATTACAAATTCGCATAAAAACTGAAACAACTCTATTGTAGGTGTTTGACATCCGCTTAAAGCAATACAAGTCTTTAAATGCTCTTTTACCTCAATAGGTGAGCATCTGCTAACACTCATTGTTTCTAAAGCAACTGCAACTTTTTGTTCGTCTAAATCAAGTTTAGAGATTCCATAGGTTTGAGGCTTGTTGTTCAGAGTAAGTGAGTTTTCTACCGATATTAGGTGTTGTTCTAATGATTTCATCGTTCCAAGATTTGTTGTTTAAAAAGGTTTCTGGGTTTTTACGGAATTGCTTATCTGGTACTGATTGCTTGTAAAGGTCAATATAATTCATTGCATTTTGCCTTTCTATATCAGTTAATTTATTCCACTTCTTTTTTAGCTTTTGCTTATCCCCTACCTTTTTATCATATTCATTCCAAAACCATTCAAAATCTATATTTATATTTTCATTTATAGTTATAGTTCTATTTTCAGTTTCAGTTTCCATATGCTTAGCATATGCTTCGCTAGTGCTTTCTTTTTTAGGTGATTTAGCGTTATTTCGCCTACTTTCACTAAATTTTTGCCTTCTAATGGTTTCATTAAACATTCTTTCATTGTAGTATAAACCATCTTCAAGTTT